CTCCAAAATATAAAGTAATGCAAAACGCTTTACAGAACGCAATGAAAATTGCTACGCAATTTGGATTTACTCCGAGCAGTAGAGCTTCTCTTAGTATGCCAGAACAAGATGAGGAAAGGACTGACGATTTTAATTTCTTTGATTGATGATTGACTTATATAACGGAGATTGTTTAGAGGTAATGAAATCTATTAGAGATAATAGTATTGATGCTATAATTACAGACCCACCATATGGAACAACAGCGTGTAAGTGGGATAATGTAATTCCTTTTGAAGCAATGTGGGAACAATTAAATAGAATAATAAAACCAAACGGAGCAATAGTTTTGTTTGGAAGTGAGCCGTTTAGTAGTGCTTTAAGAATGAGTAATATTAAGAATTACAAGTATGATTGGTACTGGAAGAAAAACAAGAAAACCAACTTTTTGAACGCTAACAAGATGCCAATGGGACAGATAGAAATTATAAGCGTGTTTTTTAATAAGCTCGGAAATACATATAACCCTATTAAGCAAAAAAGAACAACACAAAAAGCGGGCAACAAACGAAACGGCAACACAAAAGTATATGGAAGACAGAAAGCAGAATACAAAGACAATCAAAGCGATTACATTTTACCCTCCAACATAATCGAGATTAAAACAGAAAGAGGACTTCACCCGACACAAAAACCTGTCGCTTTAATGGAATATCTAATAAAAACCTACACAAATGAAAACGAAACAGTTTTAGATTTTACTATGGGTAGTGGAACAACTGGAGTAGCTTGTAAAAATTTGAATAGAAATTTTATAGGGATAGAAAAAGATAAAAACTATTTTGAGATTGCAAGTAAAAGAATTAAAGAACACCAACCTCAACTAAGGCTGATATGAAACTTAAAGAGGACAAAACTTTTTACTTTGATGACAAGGCAGCAGATAGAGTAGTCTACTTTATAGAGAATCATATCAAGCACATCAAAGGAGAGTTAGGAGGTCAGCCATTTAAGTTAGAGCCATTTCAAAAAACAATAGTTAGAGATTTATTCGGTTGGAAATATAGAGATAGTGGTCTAAGAAGATTTAGAACTGCTTATATATGTTTGCCAAGAAAGAACGGAAAGTCTACTCTTATAAGTGCTATCGCTTTGTATATGTTACTAGCCGACAACGAGCCTTCGGCTGAGTGTTATATAGCTGCTGGAGATAGACAACAAGCTGGTATTATTTTTGATGTTGCTAGTGGTATGGTAAGAGCTGACAATCAACTAAACAAGAATCTAAAAGTATTTAAGAACTCTATTATTCACGAGAAAAGCAACTCAGCATTTAAGGCTATAAGCTCTGAGGCAAGTTCTAAGTTTGGATACAACGCTAGTTTCATTTGTATGGATGAGTTTTTTGTACAGAAAGATTCTAGCTTATGGGATGCCTTGACTACATCGGTAGGTAGTAGGAGGCAACCTATGACAATAGCCATTACTACTGCTGGATATAATCGAGAGTCGATATGTTACAAGACTGAGGAGTATGGTCGTAAAGTATCTGAGGGAATAATTAAAGACGATAGCTTCTACTACGTTAAGTATTTCTGTGACTTAGAAACTGATTGGACTACAGAGGAAGCGTTAAGAATAGCTAATCCTGGAATAGAAACTGGAGTAGTTAAATTAGACTATCTTAAAAGAGAACAAGAGAAAGCTATCAAGCTACCTAGCTATGAGAACACTTTTAGAATGCTACACCTCAACCAATGGATGTCATCAGCTAGTAAATGGCTATCAGACCAGCAATGGATGGAGTGTAATAAAGCACCAATACGTTTAGAGGATTACAAAGGTATGACAGCTTACGCTGGACTTGACTTAGCTAGTGTTCGAGATGTTTCTGCTTTTGTTTTAATCATTCCAGAGGATGATAGGTTTACGATAATCCCTTACTTCTTTGCTCCTAAAGAAAATGCTTTTATTCGTTCTAGACGTGACCAAGTAGACTACATAGGTTGGGAGAAAGAAGGACTGATGGAACTAACAGAGGGCGATGTCACAGACTACAATTATATAAAACGTAGAATAAAAGAAGTAGCTGAGGTTGTAAACATAAAGTCGATAGCCTATGACCGTTGGAACTCTAGCCAATTAGTGATTGACCTAACTGAGGATGGATTGCCAATGGAGAGCTATGGGCAAGGCTTTGCTAGTATGTCAGCACCAACTAAAGAACTTGAAAAGCTAGTATTAGGCAAACAGATTAACCACGCTGGTAACAAAGTACTACGTTGGATGTGTTCTAACTTAGCTATGAAAACAGACCCTGCTGGAAATATAAAAATGGATAAGAGTAAGTCAAGCGAAAAGATTGACGGAATGGTTGCTCTTGTAATGGCTCTAGGTTGTTATATGAATGATGATTCTAGCGATACTTCTACCTATGACGATAGAGGTATAATGTGGATTTGACTTTTGCGATTTATCTTATCTTTGTAATGTAATTACAATTTTATGGGACTATTTGACTTCCTACGTTCAGAAAAGCGTGGAGATAATTTTTTAAGAGCTGTGTTTGGTGGTTATGGTGCAGCCAACAAAACAGCAGTAACTAGAGATACATCTTTAACATTTAGTGCAGTCTTTGCTTGTGTTAGAGTTATTAGTGAATCAATTGCAAGTCTACCTATAAAAGTTTACAGAGTCGAGGAGGATGACGATAAAATTACTGACGTTAGCCATCCAATCTACCGACTACTAGCTCGTAATCCTAACGAGTATATGACACCATACACATTCCTAGATACTCTAATGACCAACTTATTACTAGAGGGGAATGCGTATTTTTATATTGAGAGAGATGGTAACGCAAGACCAATCTCACTTATTCCTATCAATCCAGAAGATGTCAAAGTAATTAAGCACGATGGACAAATCTATTACGACATTAAAAATTATGAGATAGGAGTAATGAAAGAAGATATGTTACACTTTTTTAACTTATCGTTTAACGGTTGTGAGGGAGTAAGCGTATTAAAAGCACAAAACACTACAATAGCAACTTCTATAGCTGCTAATGATACAGCAAACAGTTATCTAGGTAACTCTGCTCAAGTTGGTGGAGTTATTAAACATCCAGGCAAACTAAGTAAAGAAGCAGTAGCAAGATTAAAGAACTCTTGGAATCAGAATTATAGTGGCTCATTTGTATCTGGTAAGACTGCTATCCTTGAGGAGGGTATGACATTCGAGCAAACTAACATTGATGCTAACAAGTATCAGCTATTAGAAACTCGTAGATTCCAAATAGAGGAAGTGGCAAGAATATTTAAAGTGCCATTATCTTTAATAGGTCACTTAGAGAAAGCTGCTAACTATTCATCTATTGAGGCTTTGAGTATTGACTTTGTAAGATTTACTCTAATGCCATATATGGTTATGATAGAGCAAGAGCTTAATAGAAAGCTATTTAGAGAAACAGAGTTTGGCTCGTTTACTATTAAGCTAGATGCTAATGCTTTACTACGTGGAGATAGCTCATCTCGTGCAAGTTATTACAGAGAGATGGCTTCAATTGGTGCTTTGTCTATTAATGAGATTAGACGAATGGAGGACTTGAACAGAGTAGGTCCAGAAGGTGACCAATTATTTATGCCATTAAATTTTGCTCCAGTTGGAGATATAGAGGAGGAGGATAAAGAATAATGCCGATACCTACTAAAAATATAGACGAAACTAACGAGGATTTTATCGAGAGATGTATGGCTGATGATACTATGGTAAACGAGTATGAAGATGACCAAAGGTTAGCTATCTGTTCTTTACAATTAGAAGAAGAAAGACAAACAAACTTTCCTAACAAGGGAGATGATAAAAAGATAAGTCTTAGAAATAGTGAAGAACCACAGTTTGACTTTGACTTTGCTAAAAATATAAAAGAACAGACTCCAGAAATATGGAAAGCTGGAGGCAACATAAGAGGTAATGATGCTTTTATATTATGGGAAAGAGCTAGAGATGGTCAAGATACTGAGGCTATCAGAGAATGGATTAAAGAGAGAGAGTCTTGGATAAAAAGACACTTTGAAGATGGTAAACAATTTAAAGGAGATACAGAGCCTAATCTATCTAATGTTGGTGGTGTAGTTGCTCAAATTAAATGGGGTACGATTGGAACACTTGGAGAGCAAGGAATGAAAGATGTAATTTTAGAATTAACTAAAAAGCTAGAAGGCAAAAAAGAAGAAAACCAAGTTACTGCTAAAATTAAAAAGGCTTTAGAAAATAAAGTTGAAAAACATAACGAAGAAATAAAAGAGCTTGATTTAGCTTGGAATGGTCGTACTACTTATGCTGAACTTGAAAAGGTTTTTGATAGAGGAGTTGGAGCTTACAATACAAATCCTAGTTCGGTTAGACCAAATATGACTCCAGAGAGTTGGGGTTTAGCAAGAGTTAATTCGTTTTTATTTGCTCTTAAAAAAGGTAGATTTCAAGGTGGTAAACACGATACAGATTTATTGCCAAACAATCATCCAGTTAAAAAAGAAATGGAAGAAAATAATAGATTTATGAAAAAGCACGATTTAAGACACATTCAAAAGATTGAGGAAACAGATGACTCAATAATTATCTACTATGGGAAAAATGTCGATGACGTTGAAATGATAGACGAACAAGATGACGAGATGGATGAAGCAGACCACTATCCAGGACACGAGGAAGAAAAAACAGAAATAAGAACTAATCCAAACGCTGAAGTAAGAACTTTTGATGTTCAAGACTTAGAGCTTAGAATGGATGGAGATAAGCCAACAGTTGTAGGTTATGGTGCTGTCTTTAACTCGGAGTCTAATGACTTAGGAGGATTTAGAGAGTATATTGCTCCAGGTGCTTTTGATGGTCGTTTAGAAGATGACGTAAGATTCTTAGTTAATCACGATGCTAATTTAATACTAGCTAGAACTACTAACGGAACTCTAAGACTTTCTGTTGATGAGAAAGGATTGAGATATGAGGCTGATATGCCAAACACATCAACTGCTAGAGATTTAATGGAACTATTAAAGAATGGTACTATTAGTCAGTCTAGCTTTGCGTTTACTGTTGAAGAAGATAGTTGGGAGGTAAAAGACGGAATGAATATAAGAACTATTGACAAGGTATCTAGATTATACGATGTCTCTAGTGTAACATATCCAGCATACGATGCTGCTAGTAGTTCTGTCGCTTTACGTTCTATGAAAGAATGGCAAGAAAAAGAAGAAGCCAAAAAACTAGAAGAAAGTTTAGAGGCTGAAAAATTAGAGGGCATAAAAGAAGAAGAAGATTTAAAGCAACGCTCCCT